AAGCAAAGACGAATTCACGTTCTTTGATTTCTGGCACGTCAAATATAACTGGATTTTTAGTGACCGTTTTGATTGGTTTAGAGATTATTGTCGTACAAGATGTCACGACTGATGCAAGTGTTAGAAAACCCATTGCATAAAATACTGATTTGTTAAACCATAGCGACTCTTTTGATTTTTTCATTCACTTTGCTCATATTATGCGTTACTTCGTGACGCAATTCTTTACGTTCTTTACGTCGTGCTTTCTTTTTACTTTTACTCATTATTTCCTTAATATAATTTACCAAATGGTCCGAATACATTTCCTTTCTTTTGTGCAAGAAAATAAATGCTCGTTGCAAACCCATCTGCCTTTTTTGTTTCTAGAGAAACTGCCTTTGATATAAAATCTAGTTGCATTAATTTTGACATTGCTATATCTGGCGAAGTGCCATAAAACCCTGTCATACTATCTATAAACTCATTATTTTTGATGTTTGTCTCGCAATGGGGATTTACTTTATTAAACAGTCGTTGCCAGTATGCCTTCTTTGCCATAAATTTGTCTAATGATTTAGGATAATTTTGATGTTTGTTATTTAAAGTTATACCAAATTGACGCATAGTTGCAGATAACATATCCAATGGAACCTTTCCTAATCTTGCGGCCGTTGCACCTTTCTGCGTTCCTTCAACCTTTAGATTATTAAACCCTTTTGAGTTTTGTCTGATTTGAAATGTAGCAACAACTTTTGCATCATTACTATGATTGATATTCATTACTGAATCCGTTGACGCACCTTTCTGTGAACCTGGCGCACCAGACATGTGACATCTAATGTCACCTAATCTGAAAGTTGGCATATTATCAAATAACGATTTATCAACATTCACAAGTTCCCATCTTGCTGTTTTGCCAGACATTTTCTTTAGTGATATGCCTACAACCTTATTGGTCTCAAACATAAATCTCATCTTTTCATTCAACTCAGCAATAGTTTTGCTAGCAGCTAATTCTTTCATTCGATTCGCTGGTTTTTCAACTAACCAAATATCTGCTGGGTTCCAACTGTCCTTCTTTGAAATTCCAAATTCCTTCACTAAGTTTGATATGTTGTCCATGAACCCATCATCACGTGAATAGTTAAAATTTGTATTTGATGGAACTTCATCTGAAACTACTTTTTGTTGTTGGAAAAAGGTTTCTTCCCAATCAAAATCCATATCTGGGTATATTTCTTTTAAAGTTTTATGACAATCCGTCAAGAACTTAGACCTAGATTTATATCCGTTTTTATTAAGTCCTTGTTCAATTGCGTACATTGAAGCAAGTTCTTGCAACCTTGTTGTTTTCGCATCAGATTTTTTAACACCAGTTACACCCGAGAATTGACTTTTGTCAATATCACTCCACGTGTATGCTTCTTCACCGTCTGTAGAAATGAATATAGGAGAATACCTATTTCCATCCATTAAGAGTGAATCTATTTCTAGTTGTTTTGAATTTAATATCGCAGAAAGAAATGATTTAATTTTTTTGGTTTGTTTTATTTTACTTTGTCCAGAACCTATAAATTTAATCATCTTGTTATCAGACAATGCCTTCCCCACCATTGTTAAATAACGTTCTTCTAATTTGCGATCTTTTAGTTGGAATTTGCTCATTACCTCTATTTATCTATTACAATTCCCATATCTTCATAATCATCCTTTAACCATTCAAGTTCTAACTCTCTATCTTTAGTATATAGGTCTTCAATTTCTTGCTCTATGGTAGTAGCAGAGTCATCACTCATTGCTGCTTCATCTTCTACTACTTCTTTATCTGTCTTGGCAACTGTCATATCTTCATGGTCTGATAATAAGCAATGATAGACTTCGTGTCCCATAATTGCCATGGCTTCTCTATCGTCCCATATCTGTGCTGGAATAATATGAATGAAACAAACATCTTCAATATCACTAACTACAGCAAAACCACGTACACCAGCACCCTCAGGCATTGGGGATTTAGAAGCACCGTTAAATGCTTCGTTTAATTTCCTTTGATTATCATACAATATCATCTTAATAATAACTTCATTCCGACCGACTTCAATCTTATCATCAGGACCGTACTTCATTAAATCGAAGTCGTCTAATGCGTTTGCGTAATTGCCAAGAGTGGCAAGTGTTAGCCAAAGTGTTGCAGCTATTAATATTCCGTGTATTGTTGTTTTCATAAACTTAATGGATTCCTTTTAGATGTTGATGTTTTTTTCGTTGCGTTCAATGTCGTGAGTCATGATTTCAATCTTTCATTTCTGTTTCTCCTTATTGTCTTGCCTATTGATATATTTATAGGTCGTCAGCAACTGTTAATTTGGTATGCTTTCTATTGCACCCCGAAGAGATATATCGGTATAACTACGAATATCAATGGTATCATTAAGATCCATAGTATTAGGTATGAGATTATTTGTATTTTGCACCATGTCCAAGATGTTAAGCACTTCTTCTCCGCCAGGCAATGTGTTATACATTGAACTATTTTGTCGGGTGTTTCCAGTATCCATCGTAACACTTTCGGTATCATTCGAATTCTCCTCTGTTGATTCGTTTGCTTCATGCATCATAAGAATAAGAGCCGACAGAAAGAATAAAGTTGTTATGAGTATAGTGACACCACACCTAACTTTATCTTGACATCTCATTAGTTATTCCAAATCACTTGTGGAAGTTTTGTATTAGTATTGTCTACAGCCAGGGCGTCACCACCAAAATAAAACAATGAAACTATTAATCCAAGCCAGACCCATGCCATCTTTTCTTGAGGATTCATTTTACACTCCTACTAACAGCACCAGTTCCAAAATAGAATCCTAGTACATTTAAAATTGCGTATGGTAACCATTCAGGTGTTACTACACCTGCTAATACTTTCCATTCGTCTGTCGTCCAAGTGAAGTCAAATAACCATAATTTAAAACCATGGGTTGCTTCGTATAATACGTTTGTTGGTTGATTGAATAATATAGGTGCGATGAGTATAAATGCCGCCATACACATTAGTGACATGACGATAAATTTACGTGCCCAGTTTGCTGATGGGGTATTATATTCCCTAGCGCTCTTGCGTGATTTTTCTTCTTTGTTAAGAAGCTTTAGAGTCATCATGTTGCGGTCTCGCTCATCTTGTCGAGCATCCGCCTTCATCTTCATAAATCCACCTAATAAGGTGGATGCTAACATTGATATAACTTCTAAAGGTATTCCAAACATTAACTAATGGTAAATTCCATCAACATTTCTCTACCAGTTGTTGATAATGGATTTACTACTGTTGCGTATCGATTTAGAATACCGATATTTTCTTGGAAAGATTCTACAAATGTAGATCTTAAAATTTCTTGTTGATAATCACCTACAATGATAGAAGAAGCTGCAATAGACTTCTTATCGTGGTCGGCAAGACCTACATATACTTTAGTTGCTGTTGTATCTGGGTTTACATAAAATATTGTTTTACCTATCTTGCTAACAATAAGACGTTTTTCGTTTTCGTCTAATGCACCAATATAAGTTTGAAGTGCAGATATGCTTGCAGCGTATTTGTATGGAAGAATAGCAAATGCTTCATATGTACGGAAATCAGGAGTGTTCATTTTCAATACTAATTCTTGTACACGTTGAGTAAGTTCAAATAAAGTTTGTTCTGCACTAGCAGGAGTAGTTAAAACCAAAGCAGTTGTATTTAATGAGTTTGTATTAAGGAATGTAATCAAAGCATCATTTTCTGCTTTATCGACAATACCTCGTAATAAAGCACTAGCGTAATCATATGCACTTTCCTTATATTGTCGGAATAGGTCATGTATAACTTCTACAGAAAGACCAGACGCCAAAGGTGTAGCAGATACATCATTCACGGTCATTGTACTTTCAACCGTTTCAAATGAATTAGTAACACCGTTTCTACGAATGTTAATAACCGAACCAGTCGACATTTTCATTGGCACTACCGCTGCTATACTTCTAAGAATAGAAGTTGTTGGTAATTCTTGAAAGGCGTCTATAACCTTATTAAAACTAAAATCTGCAGTTCCGATGTCAGTGTGAGTTGTTTTTTCGATTAGTTGATGTTCCATGATTTTCCTATTCCTGGTCAATTGCTTATAATGTTAATATTTATAACGCCTTTACTTTTAACTTAAAGTAGGGTATAATATAGGTATATTAACTAAAAGGAGAAGGACTATGATGCCATCTAACCCAGCAGATCTTAAAAAGATTGATGCGTCACTACAAATAATTTCAGATTCTAAAACTAGAATTGAAGCAGAACAAGAACATATTAAAGAAGTGGTAGAATCCATTTATGAAGATTTTCAATTACCAAAGAAACTTATCAGACAACTCGCTAAAGTGTGGCATATGCGAAACTATGCTGAAGAAGTAACACAACAAGAAGATTTCCAAGAAGCATATGAAGCACTAACTGCTGTTAATAATAAATTAGAAACCATATAATTAAAGTGTTATTCTTTTACCTTAATGAACAAAACTAGGGTATAATACGTAGTATATTAAATAATAAAAGGAGTTAAGAAATGTCTAACACAATGAAAATTACATTAGCAACAAGTGGTGATATTGCCTTTGGTAAAACAGACGGCGGCAACGTTGTTACGTTTAAAGATAAAGTCCTTGCAACAGGATACTTTGATTTTTATGCAGACGGTTGGTATTTGTCTGCTAAAAACGTTGAAACATTCTTTAGTGGTTCTGCTCAAGACGTTGCTGACTTATTTGCAGGAGCTAAATAACATGACTCAGACATCTGATTGGGAAAATGAAATAGACGAATATATTAAAGAAATCAGCGACTTGAAGTTTAGTGCGAAGTTACAATTCCGGAATTTCATGACTGCACTGGAGATGGATAACATTTCTTTGGGTAAATTAAGTGATATGAAAAAGCAATTTGAGAGGAAATCAAGTGTAGTAGATGAGATGTACGATGACGTGGTAGAGATATATGAAATCGTATTTGGTGTGGGTCAAGCAGACTACTACACCCATGGAAACTTAGTCGAAGAACTTAGAAAAATAAAAGGAATTTCATTATGAAAATAATTACTAAAACTGAAAGAGATACTTACCTAAGAACTAAGAATAGATTTTACCAATGTGGTTGGTTAGATGCGGAACGTAATGAACCAGCACAAGCAAGTACAAGAGCTAGAGATGAAGTGTGGTATGAAGAATACCTTGCTGGTTATAAAGAGTCTATGTCTAACCAATTTACTTTGGAGGGTTGTTAGTGTTAAAATTAATTCGGGACAAATATGTAAACAATATCGAAGACGAAAGGTTGACAACAGTCAGTCCGACGTCTACTGAATATCGTGATTTTCTAATTGATAAACTGTTTGAAGAAATCCGAGAATTGGAAGATTCGGATTGGAAAGATGTTCAAGAATATGCTGATGTGTATGAAGTCTTTCAGGCACTTTTGAAGATTAACAATATCACTGAAGAGCAAGTTATCAGAGCAAAGATATCAAAACACGCATTGTTGGGTGGATTTGAAAACGGAATTATTTTAACATATTAATTAAAAAGAGCTTTACTTTTGAATGAAACTAGGGTATAATACGTAGTATATGAGAAATAAAATTGAAAGTGTTAAAAAATTAATAGTTGATACTCCACTATATGCGGAAGAGATTGTTAATATACTTCAGTGTCAATTTAAAGACGACGGTGTAGAAGTTACATCGTTTAAAGTAGATAGTCTAGAAAAAGATACTGTGACAGTTAATGGTTATTTTAATCGCCTTGACTGGGAATTACACGAGAATATTGAATTGGTTCTTATTGTGCCCGATGATAAAACGACTATTACTATAAATAGCGATAGTTGGAAGTTTCTTCAACATCAAATTCACCAAACTTTGGAGCACGAGATGATACATAGAGAACAATTTACCAAAAGAGAAGGCCTTGTCGGCCGCACCGTTATTCCAGTTTTTCCAGAAGGAATGAATTCTGAGCAAGAACGTATTATTTATTTAAGTGACCCAGACGAAATTGACGCATATGCTAATGATGTTCTGTTAGACCTTTCGAAAATTTATAATTCTCAAGGTGTTGCGTTAAAGTTGACTACATATTCTACAATAACAGTAGAAGAGTCGCCTATTATGAATGAGTATATGAATCTGTTCGGTAAAGATTCGTCGATAGTTAAAACTATTGTTAAAAAGGCATTAAAAAGAGTAGTATTATGAACGAAAATCAAAAAGAAAAATTTATTAGTCAGTGTGTTGCATTGACTCCTTGCCCAAACCCAGACAATCATCAAATGAACGATGATCATTCTGGGTGTAAGATTTGTAAATTAAGTATCGAAGAATTACAAATGTGGGAAAGGTACACAGATGAAGAACGTGAAGTAATCTGTAATGAAATATTAGATAGATAAAATAAAAGGGGCATTATCTCAAACAAAACAAAACAACAAACATTTCAAACTTTCGTAGAGTCTAAAGTATCAGATGGAATGTCTTCCTATTTGGACGTTATTACGGAATACATGGAAGAACATGAATTAGAAGCCAAGCAGGTTAAGAAACTAATTTCACCACTATTAGAAGAAAAGATTAAAAAAGAAGCGGTTAAAAATAGAACCATAACGGATGAAGATTATTCAGAGAGTAAATTACCACTGTGACTGGGTTTGAAACATATAAATTATATGTTTCCGTAAAACAACACTTTAATATAGATAACGATTATAACCATATTAAATTTAATGGCAAATCAAAAGGTGTTAATTTAGATACATATAATAGAAGAAAGGACAAATACTATTTTGAAGCATTAGGTGCTAGAAAGGGTAAAGAATTATTACAGTTTTATGTAGCAAATTTTGTAGTAGGTGATGGTAGATATATTGCTGAAATGTACAACCAAGAATCAGAAGAAGTGTTCTTTGGTTGGAAAGGGGTTATTGAATCTCTGTCATACTTATTTACAGAAGACTTGAAGCATATTAAAGATTTTTTAGATGAAAGAAATTTGAAGTTTAACGACCTATTCACTATCACGGATGGAGGTCATGCTATAATCTTCAGGTTTGTTGAACAGAAAATGATTAAAGTTGAAACGTATATCATAATGGATAAAGTTTTAAACTTTAGCAAACAGTTCGAAAAAGAAATAGAGGATGAATTCATATATCCTGTTATTCAATATAAGTTTGACAGGTATGCTGAGTTTATGAATTTTAATACAAAGAAATACGGAACAATAATGAAGAAAATATTTACAGAAAAAACTTGACTTTTAACATAAATGGGGGTATAATAGAAGTATGGAAACAAGAATGCATAGCAAAGAAGATTGTGAAATAAAGTGTGATGCACTTAAAACAGTATTAACTCGGATTCAGCAGAATGCTGCGATGGATGATCAATATTCAATTCGTCACCTTGCTGAATCAGGGTTAGATTTAATCAGGGATTTAAAGAGTGAATTCAAAGATTAAAAAGTAAGTATAAATATAACAGTATAATAATATTTTAATGTAAGGAGTATATAATGAGTGAAGATGTGAATGTCCAAAACACGGTTAAGATTGATGGTAAAAACTACGCGGTAGCAGATCTACCAGATGTTGCTAAAATTGCTATTGAGCATTTAGTAGGTATTGATAAAGAAGTACAACGTCTAGAAATGGCACGTGCTGGTTTTGCGCAAGCAATTAAATCTATTATGGATAGCGATGAAGCACCAGAACCAATCGCTGAAGAGGAAGAAACTGCAGAGTTTGTTCCAGAAGAAGTATAAAACGAATTAGAGGGTTGTGAGATACCTCTATAAAAACATCTCGTAAAACAATCAACAGGTAATTATACCTCAAAACAATATAGGAGAAGTATTATGGGTTTCTCAGCCTTAAAGAAAAGAAGTAAGTCAAGTAAAAATGTATCAGAAATGATGAGTAAATTGAACCAAGCAAGTGGTTCTACTAATTCATATATCGATGATAGATATTGGAAGTTAGAAAGAGATAAGACTGGCAATGGTTATGCAATCATTCGTTTCTTAGACGCACCTGATGGTGAAGACTTTCCTTTCGTCAAAATGTATTCACACGGTTTTAAAGGACAAGGTGGTTGGTACATCGAAAATTCATTAACAACAATCAATAAACAAGACCCAGTGTCAGAAGCAAATTCTGAATTATGGAATTCTGGTATTGATTCAAATAAAGAAATTGCTCGTAATCGTAAAAGACGTTTACAATTTGTTTCTAATATTTACGTTGTTAAGGATTCAGATAATCCAGCAAATGAGGGTAAAACGTTCTTATTCAAATATGGTAAATCTATATTTGATATGATTCAGGCAGCTGGTGCTCCTGAGTTTGATGACGAAACTCCAGTAAACGTATTTGATTTATTCAACGGTTCTGATTTCAAATTGAAAGCACGTAAAGCAGATGGGTTTGTTAAGTATGATAAATCTACTTTCGAACAACCGTCTCAGTGGTTGAAAGATGAAGATGCGATGGAAAAACTTTACAATAGTTTGTATTCTCTTGACGCAGAAGTTGCGGAAGATAAGTTTAAAACTTATGATGAGTTAAAGAGTAAGTTTTTACGTGTCACAGGTGGTTCTGCAGGTAAACCAAGTTTCACTGCTGAGTCTATCAGTACACCTGAACCAGTCGCAGATGTTAGTGGACAAAAGGACGAAATTCCTTGGGATACAAACTCTGCTAGTTCTACAACTGCTAGTGCTGAGGAAGATGATACTATGTCATACTTCTCTAAGTTGGCAGATGGTTAAATAAAAAATTAACCTAAACGAAAGGGAGTCTTTATGACTCCCTTTTTTTATGACCCATATCCAACCATACCTTGAGGTAATGCAGGAGCATGAGCCGAAGAAGCAAGTACAACATCTGTCTTAGCGTTATTGGTATTCATATTATTATTATTAATAATTGTGTTTCCTCCACCACCGTTAATCAGTTTACCCTCATTTGCTGGATTTAGGTTTCTATAAGAACCGTCCACGTTTTGATGCAACGTTGGAACGTAATTATCCATCACACTCGATGAATTATCACCACCAGTTATTCCTAAATAATCAGTGACTAATTGAACAGCAAGTGGTATTAGACCAGCAATTGGAATACCAGACCCAGCAGATAATGATGAACCCAACATGTCTCCTTTGTCGTATCTTGCTTTAGCATCCCAAGCTGCCAATCCTGCTCCAATTCCAGGAAATGCTCTACCACCAAGTTTCAATAATTTCGATGCTTGTGAAGTAGTACCAGTTTTCAAAAGTCTTTGTGCCATTGCTGAGTTTGGATGATTAGAAAGTCTTGATGCTAAATCCATTCCTTGATTCATTCCTCTGGCACCCATTGCTATTTCATCTCCAAATTGCAGACCATTAGCACCGATGCCACCACCAAATATTCTTCTAGAACCAGCGTTGGCAACAACAGGTATATTTTGTCCACCATATGCTCCCGCAACATTTAGACCAGGAGACCCATAGAACATATTTTTACCAGCCCACCCAGCATTAGCAAATCTGGATTGAAAACCATTTGCTTTGATTTGAGCAGCCGAATTAGTACCATGATTCATCATAGTTAAAGGAAACATTTGTCCTTTTGGCGAATATCTTGTACTAAGATTAACCATCTGTGCGGCAAACTGATTTGCCTGATTCATTTTAGCAGGATCAAATAAGTCACCTTGTCCTGGTTCTGGTTGATAAGCATCTGGCCAATCTAACTTGTCATTCGGATGACGTTTATTCCAATCATCTCTAAACTTATCTTTTGCTTTAGCAGCCTTGTCTCTCTCTTTTTTAGACCTTGGTTTCTTTTTACCTGTTCCTTTATCCCAAAATCCTTTACCATCTGGGTCATTGTCATATCCATGACCACGACCAGCTGGATCATAAGGGATGTCGCCTGCCATGGCATTGCTTCCCCAAAGAACACTACCTA